ACAAGCAATAGAAGCTAAATTATATTCAGACCATTTGCGTTTAGCAGGACAGGTAGACTGTATTGCAGAATATAAAGGTAAGCTTTCAGTTATAGATTTCAAAACATCTAAGAAAAAGAAAACACTCTCAGGATGTGGCAATTACTTTGTTCAAACAGCAGCTTATGCTATTATGTGGGAAGAAAGAACAGGCATTCCTGTAGATCAAACAGTAATCATTATGGCAGTAGAAGAAGATGAACCAATTGTTCATGTTCAAAAACGTGATGATTATGTCCCTAGATTATTAGAACTTAGAGACGAATACGAAAAAGACGTCCAAACGGTATAATAACATCTTGACTTACCTATAAAGTTACTATATAATAGTAGCATGTTTAACAACGAAGAAATCCCAAATATCATTGTAACCGGAGGCTGTGGCTTTATCGGAAGTCATTTTACTGAACGATTACTTGATGAGGGATTTTGCGTAACGGTTGTTGATGACAAACGTCAAGGAGATTGGGTAATACCTCATCCTAATGTTAAATATTATTTTGAAGATGTCGCAAACTTCAATCCGTTTAAAGGGGAAATAACCCCACCTGTAGCTATCTTTCATTTAGCTAACTCGCCTCGTGTTCGCAGATCGTTAGAACGCCCAACGGAAACAATCGTTAATAATATCGCATCAACAGCCGCCGTCGCAGATTGGGCAAGAATAATGAATTGTAGATTATTTTTCGCTACTTCATCTAGCACACAATATTCGGATTCTGATAATCCTTATACATGGTCCAAAGCTAATTGTGAAAACTTGTTAGAATTATATCATAGACTTTATCAGTTAGATTATTCTAAACTTTACTTTTATAGCGTTTATGGGCCCGGTGAAGCAGATTACGGAGAATACAGCACAGTTATAAGATGCTTTAAAAAGAAATATTTGGAAAACAAACCTTTACAGGTATTTGGAACAGGTAAAAAGGAAAGAGACTTTACACACGTCTACGATGTTGTTCAAGGATTAATACAACTATTAGCAGACGAAAACGCTCCTAAAATTGTTCACTTTGGAAAAGGAAGTCCTAGAAGAATTAAAGACATTGCTGAAGCATTTGACCACCCAATTATTAACGCATTTGACCAACCAGGTGAAGCACAGAAAACATTATGTAAAACACCTTATATTGAATGTCCAACAGAAGTTATAGCATACATAAAAGATTGGGTAAAAAGAAATCACAACAGGAGTAATGATGATTGAGAAAGTTATAGATAATACACAAGAAAAACCAGTAGAAAAATTATCAGATGTGCAACTTATTACAAAGAAGTTTAAAACATCTACACAATTTTCGCAACATATTGAGAAGATTGCTTTTCGGACAGATAGTAGTTGCATTGATGTTCTTGTAGATTATTGTGAGAAAGAAAACATAGAAATTGAAAGTGTTAAGAAACTTCTCAATGCCTCACTAAAGGAAAAAATTAAACAAGAAGCTTTAGATTTAAATTTACTAAAAGAGAAAAGAAAGAACAAGTTACCTATATAATGGAACCTTTCGATGTTTATAAGCTTTATTTAGCCTTAAAACTACACTTTACAACATGGAGCTATGATATAGCAAAACATAAAGGTGCAGTTAAAGGCAAAAAAGAAACCTTTCTCAGACGTAAGGATTTAATGTCTGTTAGAAAGATTGCCAGAGACTTTACTAAACAACAAGTCATAGATTTTCTTGTTGCTAACTTTGTTTCAGGTGACCGCTGGGGAGGAATGTTTGATACCTCAGCAATGGATGTATATAAAGAATGGGACTCTAAAAAGGACAGACTTTTATACAATTTTGAGGCAGATTTACATAAGATTATTTTTCGTATGGAATCTGACAAACTAAAATCAGCAGTCGAAGGACAGCATCCATTAATATTAAGAATGTTATTGGGTAAAGATATTAATCTTGAGACTGTGGTTTTATTAGAAAAAATTAATCCTTTTGTTATGGAATATAAGGATGATTTTGTTCTAGGTGATACGGTTATGTTAATAATTAAATATAAATTATTTGTTAAAACAGACTTAGATAAATTAAATAAGTTTTCGGACAAAATAAATGAGATATTTAATACATAACTCTTATAAATATATGTGTCCGCAGATACAGGACAAATATACAACGTAATACAACGCAATACAAGGAGAAAAATATGTCGTTTAATACACTATCAGATCTTCGTCAAGCACGAGGAAATTTCGATAACTTAATGAAAGAAGTCGAAAAAATTTCAAATCCAAGTCAGTCCAATTCAGGTGACGACAGAGAATGGAAACCAACAGTAGATAAAGCAGGAAACGGTTATGCCGTTATTAGATTCTTGCCACCTACTAAAGGTGAAGATATGCCATGGGTAAGATTATGGAATCATGGATTCCAAGGTCCTTCAGGTAAATGGTATATAGAAAATTCATTAACTACACTTAACCAACAAGATCCTGTTTCAGAATTAAATTCTGAGTTATGGAATAGTGGTGTTGAGGCTAATAAAGAAATTGCTAGAAAACAAAAACGTAGACTAGCATATTACACTAATATTTTGGTAGTTAGTGATCCAAGTGCTCCAGAAAACGAAGGTAAAGTATTCTTATACAAATTTGGTAAGAAAATATTTGATAAAATTAAAGATGTCATGCAACCTCAATTTGAGGATGAGACACCTATTAATCCTTTCGACTTTTGGGAGGGTGCTAATTTTAAATTAAAAATTAGACAAGTAGAAGGCTATAGAAATTATGATAAAAGTGAATTTGATAGCCAATCAGTAGTCGCAGAAGATGACGCTGTGATTGAAGAAATATGGGGAAAACAACATTCATTATCTGAAATTGTTGATCCTAAAAACTTTAAATCATATGCAGATTTAAAAGCGAAACTTAATATGGTATTAGGTGGTGGTGCAACAGTAGCAACAGCAGAACAAATTTCTAATGAGACAGGTGACGTTGCTGATGATACATTTGTTGAACAAGCAGTAAAAGCTCAAGCAGCCCCTGCAACTAATCCAGTTAAGGAAGAAGATGAGGATGACACTCTAAGTTATTTTGCTAAATTAGCAGAAGATGACTAAATCCTAAACATCGGAGGGAAGGGCATTATTTGCCCTTTCTTTTTGACTTTAAATTCTGCGACCTATATATTGTCGTCTTTGGAAATGTAACGGAGTATTGTCGTTAATACGAGATGTTGGTGGGGCGGTTACAATAATGTCGCCCTCGGAACCTGTGTTATTTGTTACATTGTTTACAACTGTTTGGCCTCCGCCTTGCATTCCAGCCATTTGGCCTGTTTGTTGTTCTATACTTGTCATATTTTCAACAGCATCACCTGTTGGAACAGGATCTAAACCTGCTACCTGTGCCTTTCCTGTTTTCTTTTGATTTAATGCATCTTGAACAGCCTTCATATCATCAGCAGATAAGTCGTCATCTTGAACAATTGCTTGTAATTCATCTATACTAGCATCGCCTAATTTACTTCTATCTATTTTAGACTTTCTCATACCTCTTTCTTTATAAAGGCCTGATTCTTTTGCTGACTTAAAGCCTGCTTCAGTATTAGCTTCTAGTGTATCTGCTATTTTCTTTCTGTCTACACCTATTGCCGAAGTAGCTGCTTCATTGTTCATTAATGCTTTTACAATAGCAGCATTTTTAATAGCAGCTTTATCGTTATCTGATAACTCAGCGTCCCCAGCTTCTTCTAACAACGCAGCCTCAATTTCATTTGCTTCTTGTTGTATTTTACTAGCTAACCCACTATCTTTTTCTGCGATTTGTTTCATCGCTTCTTCTGCCTGAGCATTTGACTCAGCTAACTCACCGGGATCTACATCTAACGCATCACCTACAGCGCCGCCAAGTTTTTTACCTGCAAACGAACCACCGAAGTAACCTATAGCTCCTCCAATAAGTCCACCTACAACTGTTCCTACAACAGGAATTGCTGAACCTATTGCCGCACCAGCAGCCGCGCCTGCAAGAGCACCGCCTGCTCCACCTACGCCTTCTCCTACTGCTTCAGCCTTTGCAATTTGTTCTTCTTCTGCTGTTAGTTTGCCTGCATCTGCATCTGCTTCTGCTTGTTTTGAACCCGAATAAGCTGTATAGGCTCCTAAGCCAACTGCTGCTACAGCACCACCTGCCTTTGTAAGCATGGCACCTTTACCTTTAAACATATTACCTAGTCTAGACAGTTTGCCTTTTTTGCCTTTGCCTTTTTTGCCTTTCTTGTTTTTACCGCCTGTTCGGCCCATGATGTCCATGCCACCACCGCCGTCGCCGTCGCCACCTAAAGCTCCGTCTTCTAATAGTTCTCTAATTTTTACTAGCTCTTCATATGACTTTTCTTGGAATGACTCTCTATCTGTTCCACTAAATACGGAACCTGATGCTTTAGCTTTACCGCCTCCGCCTGTTAACGGAAGTTCTCTTTGGCCAGTGGTTTCTCCTTCAGCTACTGCATCTGTTGCGCCTTCTAAAGCGGCTACATTTAATTGAGGCCTACCGGAGCTATCTGTTCTTAAGAATTCATTATCTGGATTTGCTCCTTCAGGTGTTGTTAAACTTAATCCTTTTTCGTCGCCTACCATATCGGCAAGTCCACGTGTTTGTATTTCGGCTCCTGTTTGTATTCTTATTTCTCTTTGAGCCATTTCCTCACGTTGATTATCAGTATAAAAATTACTTAATCCGCCTGTTCCAGCATCACCAAATAATCTTGTAGGTGAGAATGCTTGTTTTAACCCACCAAAGAATCCTGCTCCCTGATCTATATTTAAACTTTCTTTTAATGAACCTGTAAATGTCTTTTTACCGAGATCTTTTTGTAGGTCTTTAAGTCCTAATAAACTTTCAAAATCAGGAGCACCTTCTACACCGCTTTCTTTTGCTATTTGAGATTCAACACGAAGTTCTTTAATCATGTTGTTGACTTCTTTTACAGCTACTTCTTGATCTTTACCTGTAGCTGTTTGAGCCTTATTCATTAATTGGGTTAACCCACCAATTTTTTCTCCTACTTTACCTTCAGGATCTGACTCCATTAATTGTTGTAAAGTAGCTGCGTTTGCTGTTATGTTCTTTGCTAATGATGATGAGCCTTTAGCAGTTCTAAATGCTAATTGGTTTGATGTTTCTCCTGCACCTATTACATCTTCGCCTCTTGCATCTTTTACAGCACTAATAAAATTTTCAACTCTACTTTCTGATTCGAGAAAATCGTCTTCTTTTGATAAACGTCCTGTGATTTCGTTTCTATATCTAGTTGCGTCTTTGCCTGTTTTTGTTTTGTATTGTTCTCTTCTTATTGTTGCTTGACCACCTATCAAAAGTTTTGACATTTGGTTTTGGTTGACGTTACCTTCTAAGTCTCCTTTTTCCCCTCTTAATTCTTTTTTGGCGTCTGTTGGATCTACTGCATAGCTACGTTCTCTTAAGGATTCACTAGGGTTATTAGGATCGTATGTTCTACTTCTT